GCACTTGGGGATAAAGAAGATTTAAGATATTGCGGAATATTGAGAAGGGGAAGTCAAGTTTTGGGGGCTGGACAAGTTTTTGAAACTGCTGATGATATAGATTTTGCTGCAAATTATAACAGTAGTGGATTTCCAAACAGAAAAGTAATTCCAAACTTTAATGCAAACAGTCAGTTGATTAACTACACAATTGTAAAAAGAGAAGCGGTAGTTAATGGATTAACTAAAGTGTTTAGAAAAAGTATAGGGGATGCTGAGTCTAGACCTTTTTATGAAATATTTTTACCTGAAAAAAATGTTTTGGGAGTTACAAGTGTTTTACTAAAAGACGGAACAACCTATACAAATGTTCCATCGGCTCAAGAGTTTTTAGGTTCTGCAAATAGATGGTATGAAGTACAGGCACTTGCTGAAGACAGAATATTTATTGAGGACCCTACAAAGGCATCTGACACACCTGGTATAAAGGTTGGTAGGTATATACAAACAAATGATAGATTTATTACTGAGTTTACACCTGAAGGTTTTAGTAAATTAACTTTTGGTGGGGGTAATGTTTCATCAGACGAACTTCTAAGGGATTTTGCTAGAAACGGAACGCCGTTAGATTTATCCAAATATCAGAATAATTTTTCATTAGGTTCCACTTTAAAGTCAAATTCTACTTTATTTGTACAATATAGAATTGGAGGAGGACTTGGAACAAATGTAGGGGTAAATATAATAAATCAAATTGGTACGGTAAATTTTAATGTAAACGGACCCTCAACGACTACAAATACAAATGTAGTCAATTCATTAGGGTGTACTAATGTTACTGCGGCTATTGGAGGTGCCGGTGTACCAACAACTGAGGAGGTTAGATATTACACTACTTTTAATTTTGCTTCTCAAAATAGGGCGGTAACTATTAACGACTACGAGGCCATACTTAGAAAAATGCCGTCTCAATTTGGTTCACCGGCAAAAGTTGCAATTACTGAAGAAGATAATAAAATTAAAGTGAACATCTTATCTTATGATAGTAATGGAAAGTTAGTTCCTGTAATTTCTGATACTTTAAAGAGAAATATTGCTAACTATTTATCTAATTATAGAATGATAAATGATTACATATTTGTCACATCGGCTAACGTGATTGATTTATCATTTGATGTATCTTTAGTTTTGGATGCTTCACAAAATCAAGGAGTTATAATTTCAAATGTCATAGTTAGAATTTCAGACTTTATGAGTCCTGTTAATAGAGAGATGGGGGAAAACGTTAATATATCAGAACTAAGAAGAATAATTCAGTCTGAAAACGGTGTTATAACTATATCTGATATTTCAGTCTATAATAAAGTAGGAGGAGTATATTCCTCCTCTGAAACTTCCCAAAGATACTCTGACCCTACAACAAGAAAAATCGAATTAATAGATGATACAATTTTTGCAGAGCCGACACAGATTTATCAAGTTAGAGTTCCTGGTGAAGATATCATTATTAGAGTTAAAAATATGTCCTCAGTGAACTTCTCGTAAGGATTCATCATTTATTTTTTTAAAATTTTACTTAAACTATTTATAAAAAAAATAGTTATGCCCAATTCTTTTAGAGTTCGCACGCAGTTAGGTGCGAATCGAACGATACCTGTAAAATTAGACCAAGATTACGATTCATTAGAAATATTATCTTTAGCGATTTATCCTAATAATGTTTACACAAGAAGTTGCTCTGATTATGGAGTAATTTGTGGAAGAGTTTTTGCAAACAAAGGATATGGTGTTGTTAACGCAAGAGTTGCTGTTTTTATACCAATAAGTCCTGATGATGAAAGTAATCCGTTAATTTCAACATTGTATCCTTATAAAGGATTTGAAGATTTTAATGAAGACGGATATAAGTTTAATTTATTACCTTATACTCCTTCACACTCTGGTCACGTTGCTGTCGGTACTTTTCCTGAAAGAATTGATGCTTTAACAAACCCAACAGTTGTTGAGGTGTACGATAAGTACTATAAGTTCACCGCAAAAACAAACGATGCTGGAGACTATATGATATTTGGACTTCCATTGGGTCAACATGATATTATTATGCAAGTTGACCTTTCAGATATTGGTGAATTTTCATTAACACCTCAGGATTTGATAAGAATGGGTAGGGCAACCGAATCCCAAGTTAATGGAACAAAATTTAAATTTTCAGAAAACTACAGTGAATTACCTCAGATAGTTACACTAAAAAAAGTTGTTCAGGTTTCTTCATTTTTTGGGCAAGATGGAGTATGCCAACACTTTATAACAAGAGCAGACTTTGACTTAACTTCAGAAGGTGGAATAGAATTCCAACCTACGGCTGTTTTTATTGGTTCTATGTTCTCAAGTACCGACAAAAAGAAGTTAAAGAAAAGATGTAGAGTGCCTGCCAAACAAGGGTGGCTCTGCGATTTAATTACAGGTCCAGGGCAAATTGAAACAATAAGACAGACCATTTTTACGGATAGTACAGGAAGACCAGTTCTTGAGAATTTTAAACTCCAAAATGACGGTAAACTTATTGATGAAAATGGTACATGGATGATTGAGTTACCAATGAATTTGGACTATGTATACACAGACGAGAATGGGATTAGAAGAGTTTCTCCTGACGGTAAAGTTGGGGTACCTGTTAGAGCTAAATATAGATTTAAAGTTAAATGGCAACAGTCTCCGTCGTTAAGTGAAGAAACAAAAAGAGCCTATTTTCTTGTACCAAATATTAAAGAACATGGGTGGATAAGTGAAGGACCAGATGCTATGATTGAACCATCTGACGACCCTAACAGCGAACTAAGCTACCTATCGATTCCAACTGTCACCATTAATATCCCACCAACCCCACCATTAGATGGGGAAGAACCAAGCACAGGACCATTTATATTTACGATTCCACCAACAAATGATTATTACTATAATGTAGTAAACACAAATAATATTGAGTCTTATACGATATTAGTTGATGGTATAGAAAACCCTGACTATTACAATACAATACCAATGCCTCAGTTAAGTGCGAATACCGTTGTAATAAGGTATAATTTAATTGATGCAACTATTGATGATATATCAATAAGTTTTAAAGCGTTAAATACCTCACAATATTTACAACAATGTTCTTACGCTTTTAGCTTGAGTTGGCCGGATTACGGTAACGATGGAATGATACAAGAAGCCATAAATTGTGAAGACAGATTTTACGAGTTTCAATATAATAAGGTATATACAATATCTCAACTTTTAGATAGATACACTAATAGATTATTTCCGCAAAAATCAATACAAGTAAAACACATATTGGATGACAACTGTGAGGGGGAGTATAATACGTTCCCAACTAATGATGTGTATTATAGATATAATTTATTATTCATTTTAGCAAATGTCATTTTGAGTATAATGAAATTTGTATTCTTATTACTTGTTGTATTTCTTCACGTATTAGCATTTTTGTGGCCTGTTTTTGCAATCATAATAACAATTGTTTGGGCTATTCAAACTGTTGTCTATAAAATATGTAAATTTTTAAGAGACAAATTGAGTTTTAATTTAGATTGTAAGGAACCTAAAGATTTGAGTGACCTACTTAAAAATCCATTTAAAAACGTCAGACTACCTTTATTTTTATACACTGAAGATGGATGTGAAAGATGTAGATGTAAAGTTGTTGACCAAGATTTAGATGAAGAAAGTAATACAACTTTTTTTGAATTAAATCAAAATTTAACCCAATTAGATGAGGGTAATGTGTCTAGTTTGGCCGATTTAAATGATGTCTCGTCTTTCACTTTAACGGCAACAACATCAGGATTTTATACTGTACCTAATGGGTATGTACCAACATCTAATTATGGTGCTGGAAGTAATGGTAATGTATTTAACTCAGTAGAATACACCGATGGATTAGGGGCAGTTGTTGCAGGTAATTCCGCGGCGGCTCCACTAATAAGAAAGATACCTTTTTGGAGGGGAAGCATTTTTGGTGCAAATGTTGACTTATTTTCAACATCATTACCTATTGCTGAGAAATTAAATTTATTTAACACTAAGGCTAAATATTTCGACAATTTAACAACTCAATATGGTACTAACAATACACCAAGTCCCGGTAACGTTGGTTGGAATCAGGTTTATGTAACAATAAATCCTGATGAAAACGATTACGAAGATTTTTATCATACAGATAATTTATTGGTATTATTAGTTGACTCAACTGCATTTACAAGAGGTACTATTATTACGTTCCAAGACCCAAATGAATCTACTGACGTTAATAATAATAGTCAACTTTTTGGTACTGGTAATTTTTCTGGTACGTCAGGAGTTATTTTAGAACCTGAATCTTACACAGTAAGATACGCAAATCCTGATGTTACAAGTTCAGAACCATTGTTAACTACCATATATAATATGGATGGTGCGTATGGTAATGGGTTACCTGGATTACAATTTTCCGACGGGTCTAGACCAGGAAGAACCTGCTATCCATCAGACATTGAATACTATCAGGTAATTCAAGATATGACATATGCTGAGTTTTTATGTATTTCAAGCACAGGAGAAAATTGGTGTGATAGTGGATTTGATACACCATCAAATACTAGTGA